ATGCAGACTGTCCCCGGCCTGCTGTTCAACCCGAACCGGGACAAGAAAGTCCGCACGATCGAGCCCGAGGCTGCGGAGCGCTTCATGCTCTGGCAGGCCATCTGCGGTGACCAGACCGACGGCTACCCTGGGTGCCCCGGCGCGGGCCCGAAGGCTGCGGACGAAGTCCTCGACCACCGATACTGGTTCCAGTGGGCCCGCGAGTTCAAGCGCGGGCCGCGCAAGGGCCAGATCGTGATGGAGTGGGATCACCGCGACGACGGCGACGAGACCCGCTGGCAGCGGATCGTGGCGCTCTACGAGAAGTCAGGCCTGACCGAGGACGACGCGGTCGTTCAGGTCAACCTCGCCCGCATCCTGAAGCACTCCGACATGGACGGCTCGCGGATCAGGCGTTGGACTCCTGCCGCGCTCGGCGGCTGAGCCGCGCGGCGTCTACGGCGTACCATAGTGCGGTCGGAAGGCCGTACAGGAGGTAGCCTGACCACACGAACGGGCCGCCGTCGGCTGCCCCGAAGCCGTACAGCGTACCGGCCACAACCAGTGCGCCACCATGAGAGATGGTCAGCCTTTCCGGGCTGGTCATCTTTCTGGTCGCCCAGAGGCCCAGCCTCGTCAGCAAGAACGAGCCGATCAGCGCCCCAACGATTTCCCCCATGCGTGCCTCCCAGTCGAAGGGGCCAATTAGTCAGGACTCTTGGAGCAGGGAAACCTTTTTTCAGGGTTACCTGACGGAGATCCTCTGCACCTCCTTTGGTTCCTTCAGGGGCCGCTCGCTGAACGCCCCGCGCGTCGGCTTGAGCGGCCCCTATTTTTTCGCGGAGCGCCACCCCTTCATGAAATTCCCAGACTCAGCCGTCGCGCTGGTCGACGAGCTGAACCGTCTGGTCCCCGAGCGGGTGCCGGAAGCCGGGGAAAGCATGGAGTCGATCCAGCGGCAGGCGGGCAAGCGTGAGCTTGTCCTGTTCCTCAATCATTGGCGGGACGCAGCTAAGCGCGATGTCGTCCGCAAGGAGCGGCGGCGCTGATGTGCATCGTCAAGACCCCCAAAGTTTCCACGACGGACGCGACGGCGAAGACGCCTGACCCCGCCATCATCCGCAACCCGTACCTCGACGGCGTTGATCCAGTTACCAAGGCTCTGCGCAAGGGCCGCTCCAGCCTGCGCATCGAGCGCGCGGGGAGTGGGGCCGCTTCGGTGGCTCCCCCCGCGACCGCTCCGACACCTTATACCTTCGGCGCGGCGCTGCCTCCTGTGCAGCCCGTCATCCAGAAGATCACGCCCGTTGGGGGCGGGGGTGTCGGCTCGGGCGGTCGGATCAGTAAGTCGACGGCCTACTAAGGGACCTCAGTGGCCTCCACAGATACGAAGCTGGAGCCCGTCGCCAAGGCGCGGTACACCCAGCTCTCGACCTCGCGCCAAACGGCGCTGGAGCGTGCGCGCTCCAACTCTGCCCTGACGATCCCCGGCCTAATTCCCGAGGACGGTCAGGACTCCAACAGCACCTTCTCGCAGCCCTACCAGTCCCTCGGGGCCCGCTGCGTGAACAACCTCGCTGCTTGGCTTCTCGTCACCCTGTTCCCACCCGACCAGCACTTCGCGCGTCTCTCGATCCACGAGGACACCGCGCGCGAGCTTGGGGAGAACCTCTCGGGCGCTGAAGAAGCGCTCAACCGGATCAGCGCCAAGGCGCACCTCCTAGTCGAGACCTCGGCTTCCCGCCCGGTCTTCATGGAGGCGCTTCGCCATCTGGTCGTCGCAGGCAATGCCCTGGTCTACTTCCCGCTCGACGGCGGGCCTCCCCGGATGTTCCGGATGGACCAATACGTCGTCCTGCGGGACGAGCGCGGCGGCCTGATCGAAGGGGTCATCAAGGAGCGGGTCTACCCCTCCGCCCTCGCCGAGGATGTTCGCGCGGCCTGCAAGGTCGAGGTCGAGCCCGGCAAGGAGAACGAGAAGCTCGTCGACCTGTACACGCACATCAAGCGCAACGGCGACGACACGGTCCACTATCAGGAAATCAACGGCATCATCGTGCCCGGTTCCGAGGGCAAGGCTCCTCGGGAAAGCGCGGGCTGGATGGCGTTGCGCTGGCAGGCGATCCCCGGCTCCGATTGGGGACGCGCGCATGTCTCCGAGTACGTCGGCGACCTGATGTCCCTGGAGGACCTCTCCAAGGCGATCATCCAGTTCGCTGCGGTGGCCTCACGGATCGTCAATATCGTCGACCCCAATGCGATGATCGACATCGAAGAGCTCAATGCTGCGGAGACCGGCGATTACGTCACCGGCTACGTCGACAAGATCAAGGCGCTGCAGCTCGACAAGAGCATGGACTTCTCGGTCGCCAACACCGTGGCCGACCGGCTTGAGATGCGCCTGTCGCATGCCTTCATGCTCCAATCGGGCACCGTTCGGAACGCCGAGCGCGTCACTGCCGAGGAAATTCGGGCAATGGCGCAGGAGCTGGAGAACGTCCTCGGTGGCGTCTACACCGTCCTCTCGGCGGAGTTCCAGCTCCCCTTGATCCGCCGCATCCTCTACATCCTGATCCGCAACGGCGAAGCGCCGGAGCTGCCCAAGACGGTCCAGCCGACCGTCGTCACGGGCTTCGAGGCAATGGGCCGCAACGCGGCTGCCAACAAGCTGAAGATGTGGATGGCGGAGATGTCGGCAGCCTTCGGGCCCGCCGTCATCGCGCAGATCACGGACCCCTCCGAGGTCGGTAAGCGCTTCGCTTCCGCCTTCGGGATCGAGGACGTGGGCTCGCTTATCAAGGGTGCCGATCAGGTCGCCCAGGAGAGGCAGGCCGAGATGGCGAACCAAGCCGCCCAGGCCGCTGCCCCGCAGATCGCCAAGGGCGTCGCCGACAGCATGAACCAACCCCAGGCCGCCCCGGAGCAGGGCGCGGTCCCACCCATGTAAGGAGCCGTAATGGCTGACACGAAGACCCCGAAGGCAGCCCCGGCGGCTGCCCCTGCGACCACGAGCATGACCGTCGAACACGCCAAGTTCGAGCTGGTCGACAACACTGCCGCTCCGGCGGTGGTCGAGACTCCGCCCTCGGAGGAGACCGTCGAGCTGCTCGCCGGGTTCTCGCAGGTGAACTACCTCTAACATGACGACCCCCGCAGAGACCCCGGCGACCGAAACCACGGAGACGCCGGGTCTCTCCCCCGCTGAGCAGACCTCAGTCGAGGTCGGCCAGCGCGGCCTGTCGGAACCGACGGGCGTCAACGAGCTGAAGCCGGAAGGCCCGCAGCGGCCCGACTGGTGCCCGGAGCAGTTCTGGAAGGACGGCAAGGCGGACACCGAAGGCCTCGCCAAGAGCTACGCCGAGCTGCGGACCAAGATGGACACCGCGCCGAAGGCCCCCGAGACCCCCGCCGAGACCCCGAAGGTCGACGCGAACGGCAAGATCGAGAAGCCGAAGGTCGACGAAGCTCCGGCTGCCGCGCCCCTCGCGAGCGCGATGGAGAAGGCTCGCACCGAATATGCTTCGGGGCAGGCTGTCTCGGACGAGACCGTCGCCGAGCTGGAGAAGGCTGGCATCCCGAAGGAAATCTTCGCGGTCTACCTTCAGGGCCTCGACGCCCTCTCGAAGCAGACGATGGGCGAAATCCACTCGTTCGCGGGTGGCGCTGACCAGTACAACGCGATGGCGACCTGGGCTGCCTCGGCTCTGACCGAGAAGGAACTTGAGGCCTACAACGAGGCGCTCGACAACCCGACGCTGCGCGAGACCGCCGTGCGTGGTCTCTACGCCCGCTATGCGGAGAAGCGTCCGTCCGAGGGCAACCTCCTGACCCCGGCTGGCACCCCGTCCGCTGCCGGCGACGTCTACACGTCACGCGATCAGCTCGTCGCGGATCAGAAGGACCCGCGCTACGCGAAGGACCCGGCGTTCCGCCAGTCGGTCATCGAGAAGCTCCAGCGCTCGCAGCGCGGCGGCTTCCAGATCGTCCAGCGGTCGGCCTTCGAGCGGCAGATCATCACCCACTAATCCACCAAGGACCCTGCCGAGCCCGATCAGCTCCGCAGGGCGGCCTTGGATCACCCCCGGCCTGATCCGCCGGGGGCCTTTCCCGATCCCCGAAAGACGACCGTGAACGCCCCTGGGCCCGCAAGGACAACCCAGTAACTGGCAACGGCGATCCAGAGGTGAGCGGTCAACCCCGTACCTCAACCCCAGTCATTCAAGGAAACAGTGGCCAACTCCACTCCCAACCGCCCCGGCATGGACCAGGGTGCAGGCGATCCGCGCGCTCTCATGCTCGACCTCTTCGGAGGCGAGATTATCGGCGCGTTCGAGACTGCCACGGTGCTTCGCGACAAGCACCAGACCAAGACCCTGTCGAAGGGCAAGTCGTTCAAGTTCCCGGCCATCTGGCGCGCGGGCGGCGGCTACCACACCCCCGGCGTCGAGCTGACGGGCCGCCAGATCAAGCACACCGAAATCACCGTCGATCCCGACGACAAGCTGATTTCGGACATCTTCGTCGCGGACGTCGACGAGCTGCTCAACCACTTCGACGTGCGCCAGCCGTACACGAAGGAGATGGGCGAGTTCCTCGCGCGTCACTATGACGCGAACATCCTTCGCACCATCCTCAAGGCCTCGCGCTCGGGCGCGCTCTTCGCGGGTGACCAGGGCGGCTCGGCCATCGTCAACGCGACCCTCGCGACCGACGGCGCGGCCCTGATCGACGCCTTCTCGGCGGCGAAGCAGGCGATGGACGAGAAGGACGTCCCGGTGAACTCGATGCCGGTCTACGGCCTCCTGAAGGCGGCCCAGTGGTATCTGGCGGCTCGCACCGACAAGAACCTCAACCGCGACACCAACGGTGGCGGCGCGTCGATCCGCTCGATGCAGCTCAACACCATCGACGACATCACGATCATGAAGTCGAACATCGCGAACGAGGTCTTCGGCGTGGACAACACCGTCGCTCCGTACAGCACGGACAACGACGAGAAGTTCATCCCGGCCTACTACCGCGCCAAGTTCGGTACGACCGTGGGTGCCGTCTGGACGCCGATGGCGGCCTGCTCGGCCCTCGTGAAGGACGTATCCTTCCAGATCGTCGATCAGCCCGAGAAGCAGGGCACCCTGCTGATCGCGGGCCTGATGACCGGCACGCGGACGCTGCGCAGCAAGTGCGCGGTCGAGCTGCGTACGGGCGCGATCCCGGCGTAAGCCAACCCCAGGGGGGTCCCTTTCGAGGGGCTCCCCTATTTTTTCCCCTGGAGCTTCACCAATGCCCATGATTTCCGTTCAGACGGAGCTGGAGGCCGTCAACGAGATGCTCATGAGCATCGGTCAGGCCCCAGTGAACACCTTGACCGTCACCGGCATCAAGGACGTCAACATCGCGCGCGCTCGCCTGAAGAGCATGACCCGTCGGGTCCTGACGCGCGGTTTCAATTTCAACACCGACGAGAACTATCCGCTGCAGCCCGACACCGATGGGATCATTCTGGTCCCCGAGGGCTGCCTCAAGATCGAGTCGATGGACCAGAACGAGCTGACGCAGCGCCGCCACGCAAAGGGCATGGCGCTCTTCAACAAGGCTGACCTGACCTTCGTGTTCACCGCTCCGGTGTCAGTGAAGATCGTCTGGGCCTATCAGTTCGAGGACCTTCCCGAGACCGCCCGCTGCTACATCGCAACGGCTGCCGGTCGCCGGTTCCAGTCCAAGGCCATCGGCTCCGAGGTTCTCGACCGCTTCGAGGAAGAGGACGAGATGAAGGCTTGGCTGCTGTTGGAGCGCGACGAGCGCGGCTCCCGCAAGACCAATATGTTCCGTGGCAACGCCACGCTCGCCGGGTTCGGCTCCCGCCAGTATTAATGGCCCTCCGCAACAGGGTCATCCCGGCCCTCTACAACGGCGTCTCGCAGCAGCCGCCGATCCTCCGGTCGTCCGACCAGAACGAGGATGAGCTGAACACCTGGGCGTCGCTCGCCGAAGGTGTGGGCAAGCGCCCGCCGACCGAGATGGTCGCCGTGGTCACCGCCACCATCTCCGACGACGCCTTCATCCACCACATCAACCGCGACGCCACCGAGCGCTACATCGTAATCATCGACGGCGGCTACATCGACGTCTTCGACCACGAGACCGGCGAACGGAAGTCGGTCAACGCGCCGGGCGGCCTCGGCTATCTGGCTGGCGGCAAGTTCCGCGCGGTCACCGTGGCCGACTACACGTTCATCGTGAACACCGAGAAGGTGTGCCAGATGCGCGACGCGATCAACGATCCGACCGCCGACCCCGACTTCTACCGTTGGCTGAACAAGCAGGCCCCTGCCGAGTACCCGACGTGGGCCGCCGGAGTGGTCAAAAAGATCACTGGCGGTGCCGCTCAGTACCCCGCCTCCTATCCGGCGGGCACGTACATGGGTGAGGTCGCGAGCGTCGAGAAGCTCCCTGAGACCGCCGCGAACGGCGCGATGTACAAGATCACCGGTTCGGTCGAGAGCGGCTTTGTCTCCTACTACGTGCGCCGCAACGGGGCCATCTGGGACGAGACGGTCGCCAACGGGCTCCGCAACTGGCTGGACGCCACCTCCATGCCGCACTGTCTGGTGCGCGAGGAGGACGGATCGTTCACCTTCGCCCCGTTCTCGTGGGCCGCGCGGCGCGTCGGCGACGAGTCGACCAACCCGCAGCCGACCTTCATTGGCCGCACGATCCGCGACGTGTTCTTCTACCAGAACCGCCTGGGCTTCCTCGTGGACGAGAACGTCGTGTTCTCCTGCGCGGGCGACTTCGGCAACTACTGGCGCAACACCGTCCTCGACTACGTCGATAGCGACGTGATCGACATCGCGGTGACGACGACCAGCGTCTCGTTGCTCAACTACGCGCTGACCTTCAACGACGGCGTGATGGCCTTCGCCGACCAGACGCAGTTCTCGATCACCAATGGTGAGAACGGCGTGACCCCCAGCTCCCTCGCGGTGTCCCCTGTGACCCGCTACGAGATGAACACGCGGGTCCGCCCGGTCACCATCGGGACCGAGGTCTACTTCTGCGGCGACCAGAACGGCTCGAGTATCGTGTGGGAGTACACGCGGCTCTCCGACGGCGACAGCCTGACGGCGGCCGAGGTGACCGCGCACGTCCCGACGCTGCTGCCGAGCCAAATCCGCGGTTTGATCGCTGCGCCGAACCTAAAGGCCCTGTTCGCGCTAACCGGCGACAACCGGGTCTACGTCTACCAGTTCTATTGGAACGGCAACGAGAAGGTGCAGAGCGCGTGGCGTCCCTGGACGTTCTCGGCCCCGGTCATCGGCGGCGAGTTTATCGACGGCAACCTCTACCTCCTCTTCAAGCGGAGCTACGCGGTGACGCTGGAGAAGGTGGACCTTGAGCCGAAGGCGAAGCCCGCCGAGCAGACCCATCAGGTCTTCCTCGACCGGCGCACCACGGCGAGCGGCACGTACAACCCGACGTTCAACCGGACGGAGTTCCCTCTGCCCTACGAGGTCGACCAGACCGCGTTCCGGCTGATCCGCCCGAAGACCCACCCGACGCGCCCAGGGTCCCTCATCGACCCCTCACAGTACCTGTGGCAAGCGCCTGATCGCGTGGCGGTCCTCGGTAACGAGACCGGCTTGGCGACGTGCGGCGAGGTCTATCCGATGCGCCTGACGTTCTCCCGGCAGTTCCCCCAGGACTACCAGGGGCGACCGCTGTCGACCGGGAGGCTGCAGCTCCGGACCTTCACGGTCTACTTCACGGGCACCGCCTTCTTCCGAACCGAGGTCAGCCCCTACGGGCAGGCCATGCCAGCCGACGTCGAGGACATCGTCCCGGCCAAGCTGGCCGACTTCACCGGCAAGGTGGTCGGCGCGGACGACCTCAAACTGAACCGCCCTGTGTTCCACACCGGGAGCTACTCCTTCCAAATCTACGGTGACGCCGCGCAGGCGACGATCACGCTGTCCAATGACACGCACGTCGCCTCGACGTTCGTCTCTGCGGAGTGGGAGGGGCTCTACACCAACCGAGCGAGCTGATGATCCAAGTCCATGACCTCCGTCACGTCGAAGCCGATGTGGCGGGGGCGTGGGCGGACCACATCTCCAACAATCTCCGGCGCTGCGACCTCGACGAAATCGAGGCGATGGGTGCCACCACGGCAGGGGAGGCCCTCAAGGTCTCCCTGTCGCTCTCCTCGCACGCCTATGCGGTGATCGGGGGGGACGGACAGCCCTGCGCCATCTTCGGCGCGGCTCCCCACGCTCTTCCCGGCGTCGGCATCGTTTGGATGCTCGGCACCGACGGCATCCTGACGAACTCGTTCGGGATCGCGCGCGCCACCCGGCGCTACTTCGACGAGCTGAACGACGCCTACATCGTCCTCTGGAACTACATCGACGCCCGCAACACCGTGTCTCTGCGGTGGCTTCGCTGGGGCGGCTTCAAGCTCCTGAAGGACGTGTCGTTCGGTCCTCACCAATTCCACATCTTCGCAAGGACGAACCTCCATGTGTGATCCCGTCACCGCAGCTATTGTGGTCGGCGTGACGGCGGTCGCCGGAACGACCGCGAACGTCATCGGGCAGGCCCAGGCGGCCAAGGCCCAGACCAAGGCGATCAACGCCCAGCGCGCAGTCGTGCGAGAAGAGAACCGCCAGCAGGCTACCGGCGAGCTGTTCGATCAGATGCGCGCCGCGCGTCGCGAGCAGGCCTCGATCCGCACCGCCGCAGGCGAGGCGGGCCTCGGGCTCAACTCCGGGTCGGTCGAGAGCCTGCTGGACGACAGCGCCATGCAGATGGAGCTTCAGGGCTCCCGCACCATCGCGAACATGGAGAGCAAGCACCGCGCCAACGAGGCCGATGCAGACTCCATGCTCTCCCGCATTTCCTCGCCCACGCTGCTGGGCGCTGGCCTCCAGATTGCCTCGGCGGGCGCTTCGGCGTGGTCGGGCATCTCGGACGCCAAGATCAAAGCGAAGGCATCCTAACGTATGGTCGACATCACGACCCTCAAGACCCGCCAGTCGCAGCAGGATCGCATCACCGATCACCGCGAAGGGATCATCGAGTCCCGCCGTAACACCCGCGCTCCTGAGTTCCGGCCCAGCGGCGATATGCGCTCGGCGGCACGCGGCGACGCGGGGGCCGAGGAGCTGATGCGGACGCTCGGCATGGTCAACAACGCGGCCAAGAGCTTCCAGGGCTATGCCGAGACGAAGCACGCAAGGGACGAAGAGCGTAATGCGGCGCGTGGCTCAACCGACGAGCTGACCGGCAACGTCGATCCCGAGCTGATGCAGAAGAGCGCTGGCTACAAGAACGCCGTGTCGCTCGGACGCACCTCGACCAGTTGGAACGAGGGCTACCGTCAGTTCGACAAGGACCTCCGCGAGTTCATCGAGCAGCAGGACGACGAGAACCTCGAAGTTCGGCTCTCTCAGGTCCAGGGCCGGATCGAGGAGTTCTACAAGAGCTTCGCGGTCGACGGCGAGACCGGCAAGCTCAAGGACTTCCTCTCGACCCCCGGCGCAATGCGCTACCTGTCGGAGCAGATGCGCAACTCGCGCACGCAGCTCACGGCGGCAGCCCGCGCGCGGATTGAGGAGCGCTTCAACGTGGAGGCGGTCGGGCACTACACCCAGAACCTCCGCGATCAGTTCCAGGCCAGCAATGGCGCAGGCATCGACCTGAAGTCCGCGATGGCCCTCGTGCCGCCCACGGTCCCCAAGGAGACCCTGCGGAAGGCCACGCTGGAAACCGTGACCGCCCTGTCGATCGAGCTGGAGGCGAAGGGCCAGAAGTCCGACGCAATCCGCATCCTCGACCAGATCATCGGCACCCAGAAGGGCGTCGCCCCCGGCACCATCGTGCCCATCGACATCCCGCCGTCCTCGTCGGCTGCGGACGCCCCAAAGGCGGCCTCTGCGGCCTCTGCGGTCGGCAAGCCGGTGCGCGTGGCGTTCGACACCCTCGCGGCTGCCGTGAAGCACGTCGAGAGCCGTGGCAACGACAACGCCGTGTCCCCCAAGGGCGCGGTGGGTTCGATGCAGACGATGCCGTTCACGCTGGCCGACCCCGGCTTCGGCGTGAAGCCTGCCCAGAACGACAGCCCTGCCGAGCGCGAGCGCGTGGGCCGGGACTACCTCCGGGCGATGCTCAAGCGCTACAACGGGAGCTACCCGAAGGCGCTCGCTGCGTACAACGCCGGGCCCGGTCGGGTCGACGAATGGCTGGCCCGTATGGGCAAGGTGACGGACGCCGAGTTCGCCCGCCTGATCCCGTTCGAGGAGACCCGCTCCTATGTCGGCAAGGTTATGGGTCGAGCTGGTGTGCAGGGCTACGAAGGCGCGTCTGCGCCGGGCGATCCCGTCGCGGCCGATCCGGATTTCCGGATGGACGACGAGCCACTCGATCCCGTCGCGGAAGCTGAGCGGAACCCCGGCTTGGCGCTGTTCCCGCAGATGACTGGCGAGATGGAGCTGCGCCCGGAAGAGCGAACCCGCCTGATCGAGACCCGCAACACGCTGGCGAACCGCATCAAGGCCGACTACGAGCGCGAGCGGCGCGACGGCCAGGATGAGGCGGCGGGGCAGATGCTCCTCCGGCTCAATGGCCAAGGCGCTCCGCTCACCTCTCAGGAGGTCGCTGAGCTGGCGCGCAAGCGTGGCATCCGGCCCGAGCAGGCGCAGAGCTTGTTCAACCTGATCCGGCAGAACGCCAACGACGCCGAGAACGAGGTCGACCGGGCCACCGCCCGCGCCGACCGGGAAGAGGCTCGCCGCCAGGAGCGCGACACGGACACCATCGTGTCGAATTACCTTGGCAGCATCGTCAGTGGGCGTGAGAGCCCGCAGGCGGCCCGTACCCGGCTCCTGATCGAGGCGGCCAAGATCGAGGACCCGAAGGTCCGCCGCGCGGTCATCGACCAAGTCGGCTCCTTCGCGAACTCCTACGAGAGCCTCCGGAACAGCAGCGAGCCCGTGCGCAACGCAATGGGCCAGCTCGACGACCTTGAAATCCGTCAACGCGACGAGCTGGCTAAGGCCACTCTTGGCGGACGACGAGCAGCCGTGGCGGCCCAGTGGGCTGCCCAGGTCGACGTCGCGCGCTCCCGACTGGCTCGCCGCGTCCTCGCCGGAGAGGACCCCACCAAGGTCTACGAGGATGAGCGCAAGCGCCTCGCGGGCTTCTACGCCCAGATCACGGCGAAGCCGACCCACCGTTAACAAGGAACCCCCATGTCCCCCGACGACTTTTCAGACTTCGACCGTGAGGTCGCCGCAGCGCGCACCGACGGCGATGTGCGGACGACCCCGTCGCCCGACACTCCTGATTATGATCGGGGGGCTGGGGCCCCTCGTTCG